TTGCCCATGAGAACCTGGTTGACGACGTAACCGTTCAACTCCCGCTGCTCGTGGTCCACGACCTCAAAGAGTTGTTCTGGTATCACACTAGCCCCATCAGGCAGCGGATCTTTCTTCAATCTTCTTACTACACGTTCGAAGATCATTCCTTTTCTAAGCTGGTCTGCTTTCATTCACTCCTCCTCGTAAATGTCCGGCCTTTCGGCCACGACGGACCGGACAACGTCGCTCTTGGGCGGAGTACCCTGGCCTGTTCAATGAATCTCCATGCTTTGGTTTTCACGCATCTCTGCTTTAGCACTGTCCCAATCGAACTCGACCATGCTTCTCGCAAGATCCACTTCTCGTTCAGTAAGGTCCAACTCCTTGTCACCAAGACATTCTTTCAAGACTCTTTCAAACTCTTCTTTTGATGAACCGTCTGTCGAAACTACGGCAATCCGTAAAGACAACACCAAAAAGACAAAATCGTTAGGGATTTCTGGTTTTGACGCCATATCAAAAACTCTCTTTCTCGTAGAACGGCTCATATCGCTGCGTCAATACGTCAAACTTCCATTCAGCATCGGTTTGGTTTTCAATCCACGTAATGATTGCTTTGATCCGGCATTCAGTTTGCATCAAAGTGACCTGTGCATATCCCGGCAGTTGATCCTCTGGGGGTAATCCATCCGCAATATCTTCAAAATCAGATGCGGCTCGGTACAAAATGTCCATCACCAGACTAAGCTGGTCGTCATTCAGATTTATCTGCACTATTTCTTCTCCTTGGTTGGTTTGGTTGCGGGTCTATCCAAGATCGCCATCTTCAAGATCGTGTCTTGGTCTTTCTTAATTTTTTCAACATCAGCCAGCAACTGCTGCCACTGGCTCAAAAATTCTTCTACCTGTTCTTCGGGCAAGGTGAGCTTAATTTCTATCATTTTGTTCCATTTAAGATATGGGAATATGGGAACTTATATTACAGCGCATACAAAAACAAGAGGTTTTTGATTAAATCGCGTATATACATAGTACTTTTTCGCGAAAAAATATTTTTTTTAAAAAAGTTTTTTTCAAAATGGTGTCCCTAGTGTCCCTAGTGTACCCATCCCTTATGTGGTAAGGGTTTCAAGGGTGACACCAGGGGGTACACCTCTCAAAATGGTGTACCCCTCCAGCAAAAAACGCACGAGTGCATATAAAGGCTGAAATTTTTTCTTTTGTAAGAAATTATTTTCTTCTGAAAAGTTGTATGTAGAAACGCTGTTTTATAGAATCCAAAAACATGGCAGAAGCAGTCAAGACCGAAACACGGGGCAGGCCCCCAATCTCAGAGAACACAAGGCTTACTGGCAAGCAGTTGAAGTTTGTTGAGCTTTACTGCACACGGGAAGGAACTGAGACCCTCCAAAACCTTGCAATAGAAGCAGGATTTAGCAAGTCAGGTGCCCATACCAGGGCGTATGAAATGCTGAATCCAAAGAAAAGCCCTCACATATGCAAAGCAGTCAGGGAGCGCAAGGCCGAACTCAACGAGAAGTATGCTGTTACTTACGGGCAGCATCTAGCTGACTTAGGCAAGATCAGAGATGCCGCTTACGCAAACCAAAATTATGCCGGGGCAGTCGCTGCTGAAAAGGCTAGGGGGCAAGCTGCGGGACTGTACGTCAGTAAATCAGAGATCCGACACGGCAGTATTGACCAAATGTCGAAAGAAGAAGTTAAAAAAGCACTGGATGATTTGAAACGACAACTCGGTGAAAGGGTAATTGAGCATGAACCAGACGGAGTCGGGCTTTTGGAAAAGGCTGAAAAAGAGACTTGAAGCGAGCTACGAACAACCTGTAGTCACCCGAGTCGAAAACAGTTCGACCCCGGGAATACCTGACCTGATTCTTTGCGATTCGAAAAAAAACATACACCTAATAGAACTAAAAGTAACGAAGGGCAATAAGGTAAACATAAGCCCTCACCAAGTCTCATTTGCTACCCGCCATAACAGTGCTCGAGTTTGGATGCTCATAGAAAAACAAAGCACTGATCAAAACAAGTGTTATCTGTATCGGTCGAATAGCGTGATGAAGCTGGCAGAGTTGGGCATCAACGCAGTACAACCGGATCTTATTTTTGACTTGGTTCAAGATATGGAGATCTTTCTTTGTTGGTTAAAAAATTCAAAAAAGCTTGACACGTCGCACGAGCATGATGTTAAGACTGCAACATGTTTTTCATAATAAGAAGACTTACAGAAAACAGAGACGCCACTAGGCTTAAACAGTCTCTGCTCGAACAACGTCAAGCAGAGAAAGAAGAATATAAAAATAAGCTGCAAAACGTGCGTAAAACCACCGGCAAAATAACTGCCTGGACCGTTGGACAAAAACAAAAAACTATGGGATTGTTCGCAGACACTTTTAACAATGGTGCGAACAATGAAACAACGACCCAAGACACTACTTAACCGAAATCCCGACGCTAATACCAAAATCGCAAAAACTCAAAAGGGGTTCAACCCATTTGATAAGCCGATATTCATGGCCCACCTCAATCTATTCCCCGACCTTATCACCTGCCCAAGTAGCAAAGCAGCAAAATGCCTCGACCCGTGTTTAAACTTGGCCGGCCGAGGAAAGTTCAGTAACGTCCAGGCAGCTAGGAAAGCGAAAACCGAATTCTGGCATGAAGACCCAGATCGGTTTTTAGAATTACTCGACCACGAGATAACGCTGCATGAAGCCGCCCGAGCGAAGAAAGGACAACAATCTGTCATCAGATTGAACGTGACCTCGGACATTGCCTGGGAAGATCACGGGATTATTCAGAATCACCCAGACACTTTTTTCTACGATTACACGAAAAGAGCAAAACGTATCGACAGAACCCCAGAAAACTACAAGCTTATGTTTTCATATAGTGGAGAACCGAGATACCAAAAACAGGTAGAAATAGCCAAAAATACTGATGCACCCATTGCAGTAGTGTTTCGGCACAAACTACCGGACTACTTCGACAAGCTCGACCGCCAAGTAAAAGACGGAGACCAAACCGACCTCGCTAATGCTTTCTCGGGTCCGGTGGTGGTGGGTCTCCTGGCAAAAGGCCCAGCAAAAACCGACCGATCTAATTTCGTCCAAGATGTTGACCGCATCCCGGTAAGTATGGGATGATTCCCAATTCTTAAACAGGAGTAACAAAAAATGACCGCACAACGATATAAAGCCCAACTACACGAAGCCGGAATGGCCGGTACTAGAGCCGTGGCAATTACTGAGGCCATAAGCGAATTGCATAAAGCATTCGCGGCTTGTGACGTAACGAACCGGAACATCGTCCGAGATTTATTCGGAAATTTGACCGTTGACCAAATGATAACGGACTTTGCCAAAACAGAAGATCTTGCAAAAGATATTTTTGATCAAGACCGGGAACCTCTTGAGGATCGCGTTTACACCATGGTCAAAGAGCGCGTCGAGGAAAACATTCACGGCCTCGTTAAAGATAGCTTGAACGAGCGTTTAGACGGTATCGACTGGTCAGAGTATGTTGACGATTTTATCAGATCCAAAATTGATACGATGATCGAGGACCCTGTTGGCGACGAAGTCAGAAAAATACTAGACGACGTAACTATTGAAGCCACTCTACGCTGGTAAACGATCCGGCCTCAGAAAAAGCCCCGGCATGATCCGGGGTTTTTTTTTGGCCTGCGAGTATGCGATCATTCCCAGACATCTAAAAAAGGAGAAAACAAAAGATGAGATCTATAAACGAAATTGCCAGAGATATCGAACGAGATTGGCAGGAAAAAGTAAATTTTGCAGCGCGCCCTTATCTCGATGCTATGCACAGTTTGAACAGTGTAAACGATTATTTTGGACACGACTCTGCATCGAGCGTTATACGTTATTTTTTGAGCAACGCTACCACGTGGCGAGGACCCAAAGCGCGAGAGATCAAAGTAGAACTAAAGGAGATTCTCAAAAATGCATAAAATACTTATTGGCTGTGAATCGTCCGGGACCGTCCGAGACGCTTTTCAAGAACGTGGCTTCGACGCTTGGAGCTGCGATATCAAACCAAGTGAGACCCCCACGAATAGCCACCTGCAAATGGACGTGCGGCAGGCATTACGCGAACAAAAGTGGGATATGCTTTTAGTTTGTCACCCACCTTGCACAATGCTTTGCAATAGCGGGGTCCGATGGCTTCGAACCCCACCGCCCGGCCAAACATTAGCCGATCGCTGGAAAGAACTCGAAAACGGAGCGCGATTATTTCGGGATCTTATGGACGCAGACATACCATCAATAGCCGTTGAAAACCCCGTGATGCATAAGCATGCAAAAAAGCTTATCTGGGGATCGGACTATGAACGATCTTGCAAAAATGACGGAACGTTTATTCGTACGTCTCAACACCCGTATCAGTTTGCCGAGAGTGTAGATAGCCCGGACAACCAAAAAAAACTTACACACTTTTGGATCAAAAACTTGCCGCCCTTGATCCCGACGGGAACGCTCACAAAAGATACCGCTCGAGATGATATCCACAAGGCCCCACCCGGACCGGATCGTTCGACTTATCGGAGCCGGTTTCACGTAGGCATGGCTAAGGCGATTAGTGCCCAATGGGGAGATTACATACTCAAAAACGTGCGTCCCTGGTCAAAACAACTCAGCTTGATTTAGCCCTCCCTGGTCAAAATGCCCCGGACTTGATCCGGGGTTTTTTTTGTCTTCAAAATCACTCATACTGTCGCAACGTCGAGAGATCGGCGCGAATCAATAAAAACGAAAAGGAAAAACTATGACAGATGACATTGAAATCCTCGAACTCCCGCACAATGTGGAGATGATCCAGATAGCGTTATCGGATACCGTACTCGATAAAAAGTACAACCCAATGAACGCGCCAGAATTCGAAAATGTTTCCAGTGATTACTTCCGGGAGATTTGCGGCTTGATCCCGGAATTTTTCTCAATGGCACTCGGCGCTACTGTGATGGATGAATACGGAGATCCAAAAGAAACATCGCCAACGATCCAAGAACTGGCAGAATATTTTGATCGGGAGCACAACCAATTTTCCGGATCTCGAACGTTCACCAAGAACCCAGAGATTTGGTCACGTGGAAAAATAGAAAACACGATCTATAAGTCAGGAGATGGTGACCCGGATTTATGGCCGATCCTGCAAGCATGGCCCCGGGACGTTGTCCTATATGGCAATAAATCTTTACTCGTTTATGAATACGGGATTTGCGCGATCGTGAACCCGGACCGGGACGAGTACATTATTGGCCATTGCGACTGAAAAACAGCCCTTCCTGGTCAAAAGACCCCGGTTAACGCCGGGGTTTTTTTTGACTTCCAAAACCCGTATGCTGGGAACACGTCGAGAGATCGGCGCGAAACATTAACAACGAAAAGGAAAAGTAATCATGGCTTACGTCATCATGGCACTCGACGAGTGCGGAACCGAGACCCGGTTAAGATCCCCGTTCAACAAAGAATACCCGAATGAAACTGAAGCGAGTAAACAACTCGTAGAAGCTCGAGAGCATTATCCCGAGTATCGGTCTTTTTGGGTTGAGGAGCTGATGGATAAACGCTACTGGGCGCGAATCTCTCAGCGTGAAGAATTCAACGAGTATGGGGGTTATTAATGAAGTATTACGTTTCTAAACTGCAAGACGGAACGACTACGGGAATTTATGAAGTGGTTTCTAAACTGTCCGAAATAAAACATAAGGCCGGGGAGCAATTCATAGTCTTAACCCGTCGACCTGACAAAGCGATAGGTTATAAAGAACATGCTTGGCCGAGTGTGCCGCTCAGGGTCAGTAACGGCGTTCGATTAGTCAAAGTGGGGGACGTGATACTTGGTCGGATTAATAGTGTTTCGTCACGAACGTTGGCGTTACCGGTCCGACAAAAGGAAAAGCGAACCGGTTTCTAACGCTTTGACCGTAAAAATAAGACCCCGGACTAGATCCGGGGTTTTTTTTGGATTATCGAAAAATTCGACCGCCTGTAATGCTCTGTGAGCGGTTTTTTGACCCCACCCCATACAATAGCACCCCCCAAAAACTACATTCCGGGCACGAGTACCTTAGTCGCGGCCGTGACACTTTCCACGGCCGCACCCCGAAAACCCACGCCAGTATTAAAAAAGTGAAACCTGCCGGTCCCCGCCCCCCGGTCCACCTGCCAAAAATTTTTGGGATCGGTCCGAGATCCCCGGTGATTGAACCGCGAACCGAAAACCCCGTCCCCTGGCATCCGATCCGCGACCCGAGAAACGTGCGTCCTGGTCAAAATGACTTCCAAGGACGTGGGAAAATGACTTCCAACGACGGTCCCCGGGACAAAGTGATATCACGACGGGACAAGGCCCCCGGTCCGGGTCCCCCGGGCAATCGAGGCTATCGGACGGGAAAGAGCTCGCGAGCCGCAAACC